CTGCGCATTGGCCGCGCTGTCGAGGCGCCGGCCGAGGAGCCCAAACCACGCGCGCGCAAGGTGAAGGCCGATGGCGATCAGTGAAGACCTGACGGTGTTCCTGAACGACTTTGGCGTCAGCTGCACGGCTGGCGCCGTTTCGGCTTTGGGCATCCTCGACATGCCCAGCCAGGTCATCTCTGGCGACATGGTGCTGACCACCGACTATTCACTGACAGCGCGCGCTGCTGATTTTGGCGGCCTGCTGTTTGGCGACGGCATCACGGTGGATGGCGTGAACTACCAGGTGCGCGAGGTGCGCAAGCTGGATGATGGAGCGCTTGTCGAGATCGCGCTGCAGCGCTTGGCGCCTAGCAGCACGGCACCTGGAGCGAATCCGCGGACGTTTGGGCTGTCTGATCTGACTGATGTGGAGCTGACCAGCCCCACCGCCGGCGAGGTGCTCAAGTACGACGGCACTCAGTGGGTGGACGGGACGGACGGAGGCGCCGCCTATGTGTTCACTCAGTCTTCGCCAACCTCTACCTGGACGATCAACCACAACCTGGGCCACGTGCCGTCTGTGGAAGTATTCGACAGCGGCAGCCAAGAGGTGGACGCGGACGTGACGCATCCCACCGTGAATCAGACCGTTATCCTGTTTACAGTGCCCCTATCCGGCTTTGCGAGGCTGACCTGACATGGCCCGGAAGATTTTCGCCGACTTTGATTTCCAGTCGGCATCCAGAGTCACCAACCTGCCCACGCCTTCGGCTACTGGGGATGCGGTGCCCAAGTCCTATGTGGACAGCCTGGTTGAAGGCTTGGCATGGAAAGACAGCTGCCGGGTGGCAACCCAGGCCAACCTGAACCTGAGCAGCCCTGGTGCCACGATCGACGGCATCACGATGGCGTCGGCCGATCGCGTGCTGGTGCGATCGCAAAGCACCGCATCCGAGAACGGGATCTATGTCTGGAACGGCTCTGCCGTGACCATGACGCGGGCGCTGGATGCCAGCACCTTCGCCGAGCTAGAGCAAGCCATCGCGACGGTCGAGGAAGGCACCAGCGCTGGCACCAGCTACCGTCAAGATCAAGTCAACGGAACGATTGGCAGCAGCACTGTCAGCTGGCAGACCTTTGGCACTGCAGCTCCAGCCGCTAGCGAAACAACCGCTGGCATCGCCGAGCTTGCCACGCAGGCCGAGGTTGACGCTGGCACCGACGACCTGCGCATTGTCACCCCGCTCAAGCTGGCCAACTGGTCTGGCCGCCTGCGCAAGGTGTCCACCAGCATCGGCGACGGCAGCACCACCAGCTACGTGGTGACCCACAACCTGAACACGCGCGACGTGATCATTCGCGTGTTCCCCAACTCCGGGCAGTACGACGACGTGGAGGTGGACGTGCAACGCACCAGCACAACCACCGCCACGCTGGTGTTCGCCACAGCACCGGCCAGTAACGCCTACCGCGTGGTGGTCCTCGGCTAATGGCACGGCTTTTTGAGACCGACATTGTTCTCAACGCGCAACGAGAGTTGCGACTGGCTGACGCGGATTCGTCCGCCTATGTCGGTTTCAAGGCCCCCTCAACCATCACAGCCAACCGCATCTGGACGCTGCCTGCTGCCGACGGCACCAGTGGCCAAGTGCTTAGCACCAACGGCTCTGGCACGCTGTCCTGGGCCACGGCTGGCGGCGGAGGTGGCGGCAGCTCCGTTGGTGACAACTTGTATCTCAACAGCAACTGCATCTGAGCCATGGCTGCTTCACCCGCCTTCATCTCCACGCCACGCATCGGCCGCCTATCGCTGAGCACGGCAAACACCGCCACCGATGGCACCGGCACGATCAACGATCTCATTGTTGGCGCATCGGCTGGCACGCGGATCTTGAGCGTGAACGTTCAAGGCACTGCGACAACAGTGGCCGCACTGGTCAACCTATTCCTGTACGACGGGACGCAGTGGGACCTGTTCGATCAGGTGACCATCAGCGCCACCACCGGCAGCAACACGGTCAAGGGTTACCGCCTAGTCACGGCCTACACCGATCTGGTGCTACCGAGCGCGAGCTGGAAGCTGGGCGCCACGATCACGGTTGCACCCACCACCGGCACGGTGCGTGTCGCAGCCTTCGGTGGTGATCTGACATGAACCTGAACCCAGTCGGTTGGGCATCTACGGCGCTGCGACTGCTGGCGCGACTGGACAGCGATGACGTCAACAGCACCACGCCCGTCACCGAAATCAACGGTGGTGCGATCAGTGCCACCAACGCCGACATTGCCCTAGTTGCCAAGGGCACAGGTGCAACGCTCGCTCAGGTGCCGGATGGGACAGCAGCAGGTGGCAATAAGCGGGGTACTTTTTACGCGACAGATTTACAAAAGTCGCGAAGCCACGCACTTCATGTCGCTAGTGGAAACTGGTCATCCATTTTAGGCGGTCAAAGCAATACAGCATCAAACACATTCGCAGTTGTTACTGGAGGCACAGGCAATTCCGCCACTGGTACGCATACAAGTGTATGCGGTGGAAGCGCTAACCTCGCATCCAGCAACTACAGCTTCGTCGGTGGTGGCCAGAGCAACACCGCCCAAACCTTGAGCCACGCAACGGTGTGCGGGGGGAACGCTAATACGGCAAGTGGGACGTATTCGTTTGTGGGGGGTGGTGCAAATAATGTAGCATCAAATGCTGCAGCCGTTGCGTTAGGCGAAAGAGCTACAGCATCAGGCAGCAATTCAGCGGTTCTTGGTGGATATTTTAATAGTTCATCAGGAGCAAATTCAACTGTTGTGGGTGGCACTCGCAATACAGCAAGCGGTGCTTACAGCACTGTCATGGGGGCAAGAGGATCCACAAGATCTATACAGGGTTTTGTTGTATTTGCCGCGCACGAAGAAAATGTATTTACTGCTTTAACAGGAGCAGCGCAGGGAGGTTTGTTGGTTCTTGCTATTCAAACAACTACTGCTGCTTCAGCAGTCCTTGTTAGCAATACACAAACTGCTGACACACTTAACCAAGTCATCCTGCCCAACAACAGCGCCTACTCGTTCTTGGGTGAGGTGATCGCTGGCGTGACCGGCGCAGGCAACACAGCCCGCTGGACCATCAACGGTGCCATCAAACGCGGCGCTAACGCTGCCTCCACCGCGATGGTTGGCACAGCCACCGTCACCATGACCCACAACGACGCTGGCGCTGCAGCCTGGACTGTTGCCGTTACCGCTGACACCACCAACGGCGGCATCAAAGTGGAAGTGACTGGTGCTGCAGCCACCACGATCCGCTGGGTCTGCAAAATCAACACCACGGAGATGACCTACTGATGGCCTTCACCACTTCTCTGACCGAGACCAATATCGGCATCCCGCTTGCTGACACTTACGCCCGCATCACCCTGCTGCGCTGCGACAAGGAGCAGTGCCTGCTGCAGGTGTCGCATTACGCCAACGCCGATGCACGGCACGCCAACGCCCAGCCGGTCTACGACCGCACAATGTTTGCGCCCACCGCGGACCTGCAGCCTGGCACTGACCCCTTGGCCATAGGCTATGCCTGGCTCAAAACCCAGTCCGAATACGCCGACGCGTTAGACAGCTGATGACCACCAAACGCGAGACGATCCTGGCTGCCGTGCGCACGGCGCTGACCGGCACCACTGGCGTGAGCACGCGGATCTACCGCACGCGGGTGGAGCCGATCGCGCGCGAGGAGAGCCCGGCGATCGTGGTGGAGCCGCTGAACGACACCGCGAGCCAGAACACCAGCCTGCCGACACTGGACTGGGCGATGACGGTGCGGGTGACCGTGATCGTGCGCGGGGCGGTGCCCGACCAGCAGGCAGACCCGATCGTGGAGAGCCTGCACGCCAAGCTGATGGCCGATCTGACGCTAGGCGGCTACGCGATCGACATCCAGCCGATCGGCGTCACCTTCGTGTTCACCGAGGCCGATGGCGCAGCTGGTGAAATCCAGTGCGACTATCGTGTGCTCTATCGGACCTCCGTGGCAAATCTCGCGAGCTGATCATGGCTACGATGGTGGATGAATACTGGGGTCAAGGCGGGACATACCTGGCCGACCCCAAAACCGGCAAGCGGACGCTCATCGAGCGGACGGAGCCGGCCCAACCCTCCCAACCTGACGAGGTAGAGAGCAATGCCGCTCCTGAGCCGCAAACGCCTGATCCTGGCGAAGACTGAATCCACCTACGGCACGGACAGCACCCCTGCAGGCACCGATGCCGTGCTGGTGCGGTCGCTTGAGGTGACCCCGCTCGAGTCGGACGTGGTGAGCCGCGATCTGATCCGCCCCTATCTGGGCAATAGCGACGCCCTGCTGGCCAACGCTCGCGTGCGCTGCAGTTTTGAGGTGGAGCTGGCCGGTTCCGGCACTGCCGGCACGGCGCCCCGTTATGACGCGCTGCTGAAGTCCTGCGGCATGAGCGGCACGGTCGTCGCTTCCACCAGCGTGACCTATGCGCCGGTGAGCAGCAGCTTCAGCTCCTGCACGATCGTCTACAACGTGGACGGTGTGCAGCACAAACTGACCGGCGCTCGCGGCACGGTCACGATGAACTGCCAGCTGGGTCAGATTCCCACGCTGCAGTTCGAGATGACGGGCATCTACAACGCCCCGACCGACACGGCGCAGCCTGCTGTGACCTACAGCAACCAGGCCACCCCGCTGATCTTCAAGGAAGGCAACACCTCCGGCTTCCAGTTCTTCAGCTACTCCGGCTGCCTGAGCATGGTGAGCTTCAACCTCGCCAATGAGATCGTCTACCGCGAGCTGATCGGCTGCACCAAGGAAGTGCTGATCACCGATCGCAGGCCCGCTGGCGAGGTGATGATCGAGGCGCCGACCATCGCGACTAAGGATTACTTCACCATCGCGCTGGGCTCCACCACCGGGAACCTGACCTTCCTGCACGGCACCACCGCCGGCAACCGGGTAACCTTCACCGCATCCCAAGCTGACGTGACCCAGCCGACCTATTCGGACCAGGACGGCATTCAAATGCTGACCCTGCCCTACGTGGCTCTGCCCACAACGGCCGGCAACAACGAGTTCAGCCTGGCCTTCACCTGATAGGAGCCCTGAATGGCTTTCGTTCTGTCTCAGAGCGAGTCGTACACCTGGCCGGTCACCGTCGAGTTCCCCATCGATGGTGGCCGGTTCGACAAACAGACCTTTGATGCCGAGT